GTGTCCTGTCCGTTTCAAAAAAACGCCCACCTTTGCTCAAATTGCACTTTTGACACATTTGCCTCAAATTCCACATTTCATCACTTCCACCGAGCCTCTTTGGTATCACATGATCAATGTGCATTGGGCCTTCTGTTGTGCCGCATTGCTGGCACGCCCCATCTCTCTTGAGCACAGCTTCTCTAGTCTTTCGCCAAGCTCTTGAGCCACCATTCTTCCAAGCTCTTGACATCAATGCCACCCACGCTTCTGCCAATGTTCATAGGCTTTGCAGCTTGAGCCTTGATACCTATGGTCAATATATCTGAGAGTCCAGTCAATCATGCGAAAGCCATCAAGGTTTCGGTACTTAGGATTACGCATCTGACCTAAACCAAAGTGTGATCCATTGATTGCATTCACACGCCAATTGCTTTCCTTTGTGATTAGCTTGTCAAAGCATTTGAATTCTTGCCAATTAACAATCCTTGAGTGTGCATAAAGTTTAAGATAATCAACTGATGGTTTTACATCTTTTGTTGCGTTAGCCGGTGTTGTGCCAACAAGACATAGCACGGCCAAAACCATCAAACATCGGCTGCGAGCTATCCGGCTCACCGGCTCGCTACCTCGTGTAGATGGTAGCCACCTTGTCAAATACCGAGCGTAATCTTGGGCGATTCCAACAGGTTTCGCACACCTGTGGACAAAGCCTGTGGATAACTTAATCACAATGACATCTCCTCAATCCGGGCATCATCAACAATCTTGATGCCAAATGTGCCACAGCTCATGCATTGTGCAAACCATTCATGCTCCGTTAGCTCTGCACCTTTCTTAAGACCATGGCGTTGCTTTGGCTTTCCATAAAGCTTTGAACAGATTGAACAATCAAATTGAAGGATGTGCATAATTGCTCCGCATCAAGGTTTCGATTGGTTGAAGGTTGATTTGTGGAACGCTCCAATTGTTTTGTGATGCGTTTCGATAGCGTGGTTTTTTTGCCACAGCCACCGGCATCCAGCCAACAATGTGCATCTTTGGTGCGTTGCCTGTTACAAGCACCGCAATGTCACGATCATGCCGATCTGATTCCTGAATCCACAAATTGCTGGCTGGGTTGGCTGACCATTTGACTTCGATGTGCTCGCCCACATCAGCTTTGGATTTATCCCATGTGATGCCCGGTGTGTACTCATAACCCAATCGCTTGGCCACTACAAGCTCGGCCAGCATTGATTCGCCCATCTGTGCCACATACTCAAACCATGACAAATTTTTGACGATGCGTGAGCTGTGATCAGCTGATCGATCATGGCAATGTTGAATGGCCGCAATCATGCATTGCACTTCCTCAATGCGATCTATCATCGACAATCACCGCAAAACCAAATGATGTTGTCTTGCTTGTCATAGCCTTTTTGGTAGCCGAAATGATCCAATCGGCGCAGCTGTGAGCATTTGTCGCATTGCTCGATTTTGTATTCCTCAACGATTTCGCCATTGCACATCAACCTGGCTTTCATCTCTTGAGGATAAATGATTTCAACAAAGTCGCTCATAATCACACCTGCGGCTTAAATGTGCCATCGCTTGTAAGCACATACCATGTTGGCTTACATTGCTTTTCTTTTATCTTTTCGGTGCAAAAGTATCCGGCCCATGGCTTTGGTGCATCTGGCTTACTTTGATTCCAGCGCATCGATCCATGTGCACACATCGGCACACCATTTACAGCCCAACCCGTTGGCCCGACATCGGATGATCCAAATGATGGCGTGCCAGCCATCTCAGCTTCTCCGGATGTTTTGTAGCTTGGCACATCGCCATGCTTTGTTGTCCAATAGTCATAATCGGCTGCCGGTGATTCATTCTTGACCAATGCCATTACTTCTTTGGTTGCCTTTTCTGTGTTGCCCATAACCAAAGCCATCACTCTCATCAAAGCTGATGTGACTGTATCCTCAACAAACCAGCGTTTCATGTTAATGTTAAAAGCCGCTAAATAGCCGTGTGCGTAATCAATCCCGGCTGGCTCTGTTTCATCCTGATTCCGCCATGCTTTTGCTTGTACTAGCACATAACCTTTTTCGGCATTGAATTCAATGATGTGTGCCTCAAGCCGACCTTGTGGAAATGTCGCAATCCATCGATCTGTGCGCTCTTTGTTGCCTTCGTAATTGTCAAGGAAAGCCATTATTTGACCTTCCGATCAGCTGATACCGCGTGGCGTGCTACGGCTCGGCCTCTTGTATAGCCTTGTCGCTCGCCTTCCTTAAAACCTACCGAATAGGCCATGACAGCCCAAAAGGCTCCAGCGATCAAACACATGATCACAATTGATGCTTCGTTCATTGTATTGCTCCCGATTCTGGGAGCCGCGAATCAGCTCCCGAAAGAGAGAGTGACAGGCAAATCCGACAAATTCAAGAATCACGCTCAAATCATGGCGTGTCGCTACCGGATAAACGCCTCTCAATGGTTTTTTCGTATTCTGACTTTGACTTATCTTTGAGGCCGTTGGATGCTAAAACGCCACCCAATGACCCGGTGAGAAAGATTGCCAATGTTTTGAGCAGATCGATGAAAGCTGCATCATTGGGAGCCTGTGCGCCAATTGGCTGGGTCACAAAAATCAATGCGTATGTGATGCCCAAAGTGACAATAAGAAACACAATGGCCAGCACCGAGCCAATGAGAAACATCAACCGAGCTTTGATGTCCTCTTGACTTAATCGCTCTTTACTCTTGGAAGGCATCGCCTATCAAATCCTCTGTACAGGTGCCAGTCACCTTGCATTGAGGTTTCTGACAATCTTTGTTTTCCCAATTTTCGTGTTCTTGGCATGGGTACCTGACCCAACCATCATAACCACACCCGGCAAGGCCTAGCGAAAGGATCAAAGCTAAACCTGCCGCGCGTAGTTTCGGGATCATTTCCCCGTTGATCCGAAAGCTTTGTCAGCTGGATTCAACCAGCGCAAAATTACCGGGACAACAGCTGCCACGCCACCCATTGCCATTGCCTTGATGTCTCCACCGGCCATATACACGGCCAAAGCTGCTGCTATGTATGAGCGTGCCCATGATGCTGCAATTGCTTTTGCTTGCTCCATTATTTTTCTCCTTTTGGTCGATCCGGTAAATCACCGGCAAACGGCTCATAAGCTGGTCGGCCGTAACCGATAACAAATGAGCGTGCTCCCAAAGCTCTTGATTTGACCATGACTTCGCCACCATTGCGCTGACTTCCTGAACCGCCTGATGTGTTGCCTTCGATGGTCACGATCTGTTTTTCGGATGCCCGGATCACCAAACCAATGTGATTGATTGTCTCTTTGTCATCGATGATGAAATCAAAGAAAACAAAGTCACCAATCTTTGGTGTGGTGTGCCATTGCTTGTTTTTCTTAAATGCCTCGGCACCAGCTCTTGTGCTGACCACATTTGGCACCTTGACCCCGGCTTGATGGGCGCACCAATTAAGAAATGATCCACACCATGGCAGCTTGTCGGCTTTCATAAATTTGCCGTACTTCGTCTCATTGTTGCCTGTTTCAATTGTGCCCACCTCAGCGAGCGCAACCTGAATCAAACGCGGCAATGTGCCTTGTGGAAAATTACTCATCACCGGTCTCAATCGGTGTGGATTGTTCCGCTTGTCTGCGGTCGTATTCGGCTTTTGTCATTGAAGTAAATGAATCGTTGCCGTGGTCAATTAAAGCGTGTTCTACTGTTTCGCCTAGTGACTCAACTTCGATAAAGGTTACATTTTCCATTTTTATAACTCCGCACTAAATCCGATGTAGCCTGATGTTGAATTGTTTGTGACTAAATAATAAGGACTATTTGCCGTAAAAGGCGTTCCTGATGAGGTGCAAGCAATTGTAACTGTGTTTCGAGATGTGCTTACATTGTTAAAAGTAGCAGCCGTTATGCTTGTTGCACTTCCAGAATAATTGGTTAATGAACCTATTGTAGAAAAATCTAACGCGGTAGGTGCTACGCGCATAGTTACAGGCAAAGTAATTAGTGGGTCGTATGTATTTGTATTTCTAGCCGTTCCATAACCCAAAACCTGAAAGTTAGAGTCACCACCAAAACGCGTGTAATACCTCTGACAAGCGGCTAATTCTCCTTGGATTGTTGCTGCATAGGTGCGGAAAGGTAATGCAACGCTTCCGATGTCTACCTGTACGCCAGTTACCTCAAACCAGTCATTTGCTCCAGCAGTACCAGTTGGAGTAAATTGAAAATACATACCCATTTCTGTAGTTGTTGAAGCCAAAGTTCCAGTAATTGTAAATCTTTGCCAAGTGGTAGTCAGCGTTACTGCGCTGTTTATTGGATACGCAGTTCCAGCATAACCTGTTAAAACATTTTGATCTGTTCCTGTTCCTGTCTGCAAGACCGCTTGTAAAGCATTTGAAGTTGCTGAATAATTTGCACCAGCGCGGGCATAAAAAGAAAAGGTAATTGTTTTTCCCGCATAAGGAATTGAATTGGCGGATTCCATAGATTGTGCAAGAAAGATATTGCTTGTTGAAGTATTACCTGAATCACGCTGAACTCTTGCGCAGTATTGAATAAAAGGAAGATTAGTGCTGTCATTTGTCGTTTGTCGCGAACCCGTTGCACCTGCTACACCGCGACCGATTTGCCACCTATCTGCAAAATAAGCACCTGTAGAAGTAGCCGCTATTCCCGAAGTACCACGCTGCCACACTTGCATCGCTGAGTTAAGAACTGGATTGGACGCGCTTGGTGTTGCGCTGTATCTAAGTCCAACCGAAGCGGAACTATCTGCTACAAGTGTCTCGCCATTATTGCCCACGGCTAGTCGTGCTGGTGTGTCGTTTGCACTAGCTGCGATGAGATCGCCTTTAGCATCGACAATGGCATTTTGGATTGCATTTGAGTCATCCTGTGCGACCCACACAAAATCCATGTCCGTGTTTGAATTCTTGGCCAATACCTGACCAGATGTACCGCCTAATAGATCAGCCAATGATGTGGCCACAGCTTGTCCAAAAACCTCAAAATCAGCTGGCAAGTCCGTTACCAAATCTGTCGGTTGTGGCATTTGCCAGCCGAACGGAGTAGTTGGGTTTGAAATTTTGTTTTCCTCCTTACGCTACGACTAACGCATCGGCCCAATCTAGGCTTCCGCTGATTGTGTTCCATTGCTCTGCAATTGCGACATCTTGCCATTGCATGGCTTGCAATGAAAATGCCAATGGTGAAAGGATAGCCGTGACCGAAACGCTGTTGTATGCGGCACGCCATGTCCATCCTTCAACAAATCCTAAATAGGTTCCCGATGCCATGTTCAGCGGAAGGTCGCTGATACGCAATGGCAACCCCATAAAAATGTTGATCAAGGCATCCCGATCAACATCATCGATCTCTGAGTTTGTCAGCTCAAAAGTGATTTGATTGAAATTGGCTTGCGGATAAGCTCTGAGTGTTAGATAAAAAGCCGCTTGATCCTCAGCATCGCTGGCATTTTCAATGGTTGTAGTGATGATTTGTGCCAATTTGCCGAACAGGCCAATTGAGGTTGCATCAGAATCGACCACCTCATTTGCTGAATTGTTGCCGTATTTCAAAACAATTTCGTTGCGTATGTCACCGGCTCTGGTTTGGATCGAAAGCGAATCGGCCAAAGCCTGTGCAGCTGAAAGGTCTGTATATCCGTTGGCTGCCAAATAAACAGACCGGTGTGTGCTGTCTGCATAGCTAATTTGACCTTGCGCGTTTTCGTAAATGTAGCCTAATCCTGATGTGGCCAAAGCTGAAACCAATGAATACACATTGATCGATGATGCTCCACGATTGGCCAGC